GAACCTTCATCATTTTAATACTGCGACACGTTGCTTGAAAGAGCTATCAGATGCCCTGGTTGAGTTGTATGAAGATAAAGGCATGGCCACAGAGTCAAAGCTGATGTTGATGCGGTCTATGGTTTATTCAACGCATCGCATGATGAAAGCAGAAGCAGATAGATCATATAGCCATGAAGCCCGTGGTTATGAAGATTTCAGAGGGGCGAGGTAGCGTTTGTCTATTATAGAAGAAATCAATATTTTGTATGCCAGGCGCACTAACCGTTTGGCTATTAGATTAAATCTACCCGTTCAATATAATCAAACAGTTAGAAACAGAAAGTATCCACAATGTCGCATAATTAATATAGTGGCACGTCAGTTCCCAACACCAACACACAGAACAACTTAACCAATAGCGATAACCTAAACAGGTTAGTCAGCATGGAAAGTGATATATTATGGCGCAAAAAAATTCGACAATATTTGAAGTTATAAAGTTTGTTGTAGAGCTAACATTTCTACTCATTATTTTTGGAATGTTTTGCTTTATGCTTGCTATGGCTCCGGCTATCGATGCCCAAATTCTAGAGTGGCAGGGTCGTTAAGATGAGTGACAACAAAAAAGGCTTTGGCAAAATCACATCTGACGCAAAGTTGTCAGGATCAGTTGCACCCATTCTTATGAATGAAGGATACCCAGGCGGCACAACCCGAAATGATCTTTTGGCAAAAATATCAAATGCCAAAAACAATACACAGTATCATGTGGAAAAGTTCCCAGACTATATTGAGGCGGCAGATTTTGGGAATAAGTTTGAGGATCAAATCATAGCCGAGGCGGCAAAGCGTTTGGCCATTGAAAAGTGGGATGATGCGGTCAGTACAGTATATGATTATGATGATCTGTTTTCAGTGAGCCTGGATGCTATCTTCTTTAATAAAAAAATGCGCGTTGACGCCACTGACAATATAAAAATCATGTCCGGCGCTGACTCAGCTATCTTGCAAGGTGATGGCGTTTGTGAGGCCAAACTAACTGGCGCACCTTATAGCGATGTGCCGCCAGCCTATCGGGGTGTTTGGCAGTTGGAGATGCAGATGATGTGCAAAGGGGCGTCCTGGGGCGTTCTAGCCATCTTAAACCAGGGAACCAGGCTAACCTTATACATATATCAGGCTGATCCTGTCCGGCAGAAAATGCTGATTGATGCGGCAAGAGATTTCTATCGTAGGCTTGAAAATATGGAATGGTATCCGGCGCTTGATAGCAATGATGCCGCCAGGGTCTTTCCAAAAGCTGACGCACAACCAAGCCTTGACCTTGAGCCTTTTGCAGACCTGGCGATACAATACTTTGATGCTAGACGGGCGGCTAAAAGATGTGAGGCTTTGGCTAAAGCTATTGAGCCACGTCTGATGGAAGCTATGGGAAACCATGAATTTGCACATTTGAACTTTGAGGATGGCGAAACGATGTTTGAGGTTAAGTGGCCAACCAGGTCAACTAAAGCCCAGCCGGAAAAAATAGTCCCAGCAAAACCCGCAAAGGTAGAGCGTCAAAAATCTTTAACCATACCAGCCAAGTGGTTAGGAGACAGCGAATGAGCCTGACACCAAAGCAAAAACAAACCTTAGATTTCGTTGTCGATTTCACAAAAGATAATGGATATAGCCCATCATTTATTGAGATTGCCAAGGGGATTGAGGTGGCTAGTATCAGCCGTGTTCACACCCTTATCACTGCACTCAAGGATCGTGGCTATGTAGCCACCAGGGCAGGGGGCAGACGTACCATTGAAATTCTTAGATCAAAGCCAAGTCTAGGTGGTGAGTAATGACAGGGGTAAACTACAAGGTTCGCAGATATGTAAGCCATGAGGACTCATCTCCTCTCAGCAAAAGCCACCATGATATTCACCAGCGAAATCGTGAAATTGAAGGCTGGCGCAAAAATTCAGAGATGTTGCCAGACAACGCTTTTGCTGACGATGCGGTGAACCCTGATAGCGGGGACGTGGCTACCTATTTTTCTAAAGAAACTCATATTGAAAAAGACTATATCGAATAGAAAGGAAAAACTATGGATGCTTTCAGATTAGCCGCAGAAATGCGGTACAGCCAATTAAACAAAATAAAAACAACTAAAGACATAAAAATTTGTAAGGTTGAAAACTTACCTAAAAAAAATATACCTAAAGGTAAACTACGATCTTTGTTGCCGGATGATACTCATCTAGATACTGGTATTTGCGTAATGATGCACACAACAGAAGGTACTGTTCTAGAAGTCAGGGGTTATGATGAAAATGCTGAACCTTTTTCATATAAATTTCATTTAGATAAAAGTCCAAAACAGCCAATCGCAATGAGAGCAGTAGGGGCATCAGGAGAGGTTGCTAAACTCTTAATATCAACAGAGTCAAAGACAGCTAAAATTCATCAACTGTAAACTAGACAGGCACGGCTAACAGGTCTAATCGATTGACTAATCGTTGCGCCCTGTTAGTCACCTGACGGTAATATCTTGAGTCTACCAACTGATCTGCGCTTTCAGCAAAGTCACCCGCCTCAATAGCCGCAATGAACTTTTTAAACTTGCTCATCCTGGGGCGTCCCATGTTAAACATGAGATTAGCCAAGATATGATGCAATTCATCACTCATGCTATCCCAGGTCGGATAGAGTATTTTGCAATCTTCAATACAAACTGCAATGTCCAGGGAAAATAGCTGACGTACTCTCTCATCAGATATATCAGTGCCTATGGGCTGGCCATATTCTGGGTCAGACTCAACAATTAAATGACCAATACCCACGCTTTCCAGGCCTAGATGATCTAAATATATTGAATGGACGCAACCCTCATCGTCAGCAATTTCCTGGCGGAGTTTGTCTATGTTCATTTCTTTTTCTTGGGGAACCCAGCCTTCATATTTTTGTATGCTTTAGCCGACACCGTTGACTTGCTGGCTGGCCGAGATGTACCAGCTTTGCGTCTGGCGTTCATGTTGGCGTATAGTCCTTTTTTAGCTGGCATGTTATTTTCCTTTCGCTTTTAAATGATTATGGTTTTTTTCTTACGCTCTCAGCTAGGCCACCACCAAAGTAGAAGCCAACAATGATAAGCATAATCTCACCTATCCAGAAGTCCCCCAAGATTGCCTTCACACCTTCGATGTCACCTTTCCCCGCCAGCGTCATACCTAGCGTGATGGAAAAGCAAAGCAGAAAGGTAAAAGCAAACATCAACGCCAGATAGCGTTGTGCCAGTTTGAATGGCGCATATGCAGATAATAAGTCAGTCTTGGCTTTACTAACTGCCGCAACTTCTTCCTCAGTACTGGTGTGCATTGAGTCGATTAGCTTCATGCCCTTCTCAACTACATCACCACTACCGAGCAACTTCATAATTACAGGTATCATTTGAGTGCATCCTTTATGCTGTCCAAGGTATCTCTGAGGCTTGTTCCAGGTGGCAATGGGTTATATTCACACGCATATTGTCGCATACAGCCCAGATATAGTTCCGATGTATGGCTTTCCTGTGTATTTTGGGCACCAATATAAAAACAAAGAACCTCAGTTTTTGATATTTTTTCCATAGCCGCCAAGCGACAAGTTGTCATTTTCGGAACCGACGCAACAGCTTGGGTTGCTAGTAAAAATGCTAGAAAATTTATATATTTAATCATTATATATCCTAACATCGTCAGTGCTAACTCGGCGCGGAACACAATACGCAGTGACCCGATCTCGGGGATCAATGAAATCTGTATATTCGTAGTTACCATATCGTTTCGTAACTTCTTTTGCGTACCAGTTGCACGTTTTAAGATTCCGCCAGTACATATCTCCTGACTCTAATTTTCTGCTATCGCCAGTTCCTAAATAGACAAGTAAAAGAAAAACATCTAAGTCCAACTCAATGACCCTTTAAAAACAATACCCACCAAACTAAAGCACCAATACCTCCAATGGTTGAGGCTATAAGTAAAATAATACCAACCGCATATATGATTTCATCACGGCGTTTTTTTGCTAACTGCTCTTGTACACGGCGAGATTTTCTAGCTTCGGCTTGAAACCGTTGCCAATCATCCCACATACCAGGACGCCCTGCCCAAATCATAACCTCTTTTAAGTGCGTTTCTTGCTCTTGAATTTTCTCCAAAGCCATAAATTCTTCCAGGTCGGCATTGGCTTTACCTGGTTTTTTTCTGTTCTTAGCGCGGCGCGTTAGTTCTTCTTTGGCAAATACGAAATCGCCTATGGCCTTCCCTGCGGATGCAAGGTCTTTCCCATTGGAAACTGCCGATTTTATTATAGCAAATGCCGCGTTAGCCGCCGCCAGTTCAGCTAACATTAGGTCTTTTTAGGCCGACCACGTTTTTTAGGCGCCGCGATAGTTGGCTCCTTTTTCTTTGTAGCTTTTTTGCCTGGCTTCATCTTTGGATTAAGGTCGTAAATCGTAGGCATTAAAAATCTCCCAATCTTATGCAATAGTGAAATGATCCTATTAGCCATTGTATATAATCCTTAAAAAAATTAGCTGTTAGTGACCAGGGTAAGTAATAGAACAATAATTGTGCCAGCAGTGCCAATCATTATTGCTTCAATACGCTTAATACGCAGGATGGTTTCTTTCCATCGTTCAGCACAGACTGCTTC